CGTCCTTGATCTGCTGTTTGAGGAGGTTGTTGAGAGACATTCTGTAGTAGTTGTAGTTGTTGGTTGATTGTTAGGCTGGCGGGGGTGTCATTGGTAGTTCGTGATGGCAAACAATTCGTTTTTTGGAAAATGGATTCTATGATCCCAATAAGAGACTAGGCATGGACCCTCCTAAGACCAAGAAGCAGAGCATCAAGAACCAGAAGGAGAAGGGCAAGAGCGAACACCGCCTAGGATCAGCCAAGCACGTCCGCCTAGCAGAACAGCGAAAACGGACGACGTAACTTCATTTAGAAAGGAAACATCTGACTTCAACAATGCCTCAATGTACTGCCATCACCCAGGCTGGACGACAATGTCTGTTCCAGGCGAGAGATGGAGAACATTGTACGCGACATCGAAACGTAGGTAATCAGTGCGTTATCCCACGGTGCCGCAGACCAGCAGTAGCAAACGAACATTGTAGGCAACACGGTAGACTCCGCCCCCGTCCAGACCTGCCACCCGAAGAGAGATGCGGTCATCGCAACTGCATGCGGGAGGCATGGCGAGAGCAGAGGTGCCAAGTCCATATCGGCATCCTCACCAGGCAGCGAAGGATACAGCTCTGGGACAACCTCTACAACCCAGCCCTGGGTCGGATGCTGGCGAACCCCCTGGCATGGCGGGAGATCGTCGCAGACTGGGAGGCTATGATCGGACAGCCGTTTATTGACCGGATCTTCGTGGACCATCTGATCCTCAACTTCTCTCGTCAGCTCCGGATCCCTGAACTGTGGAACCGGGTCATGGGCAATCACGCACCCATGGACGCAGATGGCGAGATCCACTGGCTCATGTATCATGGGGAATACGTTGACAACCGCCCTCAGTTGCCTCCGGCTCGCGGGGAGCTAGAAGCGTTCACCCGGGATGGGCAGAACGTCCACACCCGGTTTGTCACAGAGCAAACCAACTCAGCCTTGTCGATCCTCCTCAACGCAGAGGTCCCGCCCGAGCAGAACACGTTGAAAGAGAGCCACATGTGTTTCATGGAACATATCGCCCTTGACCGGATCACCACCACACTCGAAATGATCGGGGCCGTGGACCGAGACGCGAAGAGGTGGTACAGGGTGAAGACATGTAGGCAGCACGATGACTATCTTTACAAGAGAGTGATCGATGGACTGTGGTCAAAGATCAAGACATCAAAGTATCGGAGAGAGTTAGAAATCCGTTTATGGCAGGAGATGGTCGACTCAGTCGGGATGTGCTGTGACGGACACATTACCCGGCTAGCCAACGTTCTCTGTGGATTCGATGACGCATTCACCCCGGAGCTGTCTCCTGCGGAGCAGTTGCAGAATCGGATGGCGGTCATTGCGGGGATGGAGACAGGCATACTCTTACAAGCCGCAGAGGCAATGAAGGCGTTGACCGAGTTCAATGTACCGCGAGATCAGTGGGAACCTTGGATCGACGCCTTGTAAAAACAAGTGTGCCAACGAAGTAATGAAGTTAAAGACCCTACGTAGGTCGCATAATCCCGCGAAGAAGTGGGACGCTATTTTTGAGTTACCGAATGGCAAGACAAAAGCAGTTCCGTTTGGTGCGAGGGGGATGTCTGATTACACGAAGCACAAGGACAAGACTCGGAGGGCAAGGTATATCCAGAGGCATTCTGGGATGGGCGAACACTGGTCAAGGCCGGACACGCCTGGTGCGTTAAGCCGCTGGATTCTCTGGGGACCTTCGACGTCGCTCAAGAAGAACACTGCAACCTTCAAGCAGAAGTTTAATGTATGACAGACAAATGAAGCCACATCAGATCAATACCTTAGTTCAGAGATCTCTGAAGCGATTAGGTAAGGATGAACGATGGGTGAATTATATTGGAGGTACATATGAAACCGCACAAACAATAGGCGAGTACAAGGTCGAATTCAGCGAGCCATCTAAAGGGGCTACGCAGATTGTTATCTGGAACAAGGTCAATCCGTGCATATCTATCTACATCGCAGACGAAGAAGCAATCCTTAACACATTGCGATACTCTCCACACTGTACGCTCAATGGCCAGATGAAACGGGGTGAGGGAACTAAGAAGATGATCACATTCGCATTCGAATTGGCAAAACAGCACGGTGCGAAGACGGTACAACTACAGGATGACTCTACCGTCCAATGTGATGGAGAAACAATAAACCTAGGTCCGTTTTATTTCTTTCAACATGGCGTCACGTGGTATGAAAAACACTTTGGGTTCTATCCTATCGCGAAGTTCAGACCAGACTACGAACGGGCTAAGGAGTTGTGGAAAACATTGGACATAGGCGAGGTTCCGTGTTTCACATTCAATGACGTCAACGTTAATAAGTTCACGGTCAAACACTTTGACATGGTCTTCTCGCACATCGTATGGGAGAAGTCGCTGAAAACGAACTGATCAAACACAGGCGAATATGTCTCAATGGGTATGGATTTGGATAGTAAACTTCGCCACCTTGGTGCAGCTACCTTCGGAAACTATCTACAACGTGTTGATCGTCTCGCAAGGTTTCAGCTCTACCACGATCGTCAAGTGAAGGAGAGGAAGAAACTAGAAAAGGCACGGCAGAGGGCGATAAAGGAGATTGAAGACCGAACAGCCTTAGTGGCAGCTGCACATACATTGGCACATATGAAAACGGATTCTGTTATGATTATAGATATGCCAATTGCCGACTAGAATGTTCTGCCCATACTGCCAACGTCCGGTCGTCAAGTTTGAGAAAGCAGGAGACAGCGATCATCGGTGGTGCTTTATCCACCTCATCGAGAAGAAGAGAATACATGGCGACACTCCCGAGGAGTTGCGTGACGAATATTACGCACTGTGTCAAGCCCACGCCCCACCCAAAGCGAAGAAACACAAGATAAAGCTCACCCCAGAACAACGGAACGCCACTGTTCCCGGTTCATTGTACTGGTAGTCGTACGGACAAGATCCATCCAAGTCACAGCACGTCCATCCAAGTATCGCTCGGCAAGATTGTTGAATACATGGACATAGGTAATCATCACAGCAGCAACAATGGTCCATGACCAATTCATTTTTCAGTTTAACGAGATGTTCTGACTGCGAGGCAAACGACGGGACAATACATCCCTCTTCGTCCCGCCAACGGACATATCATCACCTTCCTGAATACCCTCAATTGCCCGCAGTGCCTCAGCCACACGCTCGGGTTGATCGGCAAACTGAAGAAAAAGCTGTTGACGAAGGGTCGCCCGCTTCAGGGCAGGGCGAGTCACACGCTCGGACCGGGCGATGGTCCCACCGCTTCCATCAAGTACGAAGTTCGCAAGGTCGTTGTCTTTCATGAATGAGATCACTTGGCCACCTAGAAGTGTCTTGCGTTCTCGGATTGTCTTAATTTGGGCTTGAAGGGCACGAATCTCATCGTCTGCAGCGATCCACTGACGCAGACTCTCCTTGACTTCCTCGCTCATTGTATTGTCTATCTCCGGGCTTGAAAATCAGAACTTCCACTTAAGGTCGCACTCAAGACATGTTGTGAAGGTTGTCATCGGTTCATCCGCAGATCTCGTCTGCATCTGGTAGTAGTCGCAACGAGTCTTCTTCTGGCAGCGGCGGCAGAACATGTTGATGCTCGCAGTCTGCTTCTTCGAGTGAGTCGCCTTCTCCTTCTCGGATGTGCGGTGAACAATCTCGTTCCAGCGTTCAGGGTTCTGGATCATCGGTGTTGAGTTCACGAACTCTTCTGCTGTCATTGTGGGGATCAAGTGACGGTAACGATACAGGTCAATGGCCCTATTGCGATAGAGGTTAAGAAACACTGGATTGTCCCATGCTTGATCGATGTACCACTCCTGGGCATCCTTCACACACTTGTTAAGGATCGCGGTCTCAACATCATTCGAGTCAAACTTATCGCGGACAAGAGTTCGGAGCTGGTGTTCAACGAAGACGTTCGAGGCGTGAACCGTGTGGACAGGTACAGCTTCGCGGTCGATGGTAGGAACGTCATCATCTTCATCTTCTACCACAGCACCCTCGTCATCCTCGTCCTCCTTCTCCTCATCCTCATCATCCTCCTGAAAGGTCGACGTGTGATAGAACTCATCATACTCAGCTGAACGAAGGTCCTTGTACTGATTCGCATGGGCGTCGTAGTCATCCGCATTCGCATTGGTTGACTTCATAATCACGATAACACCGGAGAAGATGTCATCGTTGAACGGAGGAGGCAGCATGTGTTGGTTCGTGGTCTCATCGTCCTCATCGCAGGGAACACCGAAGACTGCGTAGACATCTTCGTCATGGATCATCTTGCCTTGGAATTGCATGAGGGGTTGTTTCGTCTTCTTGCGAAGCCATTCGAGAACGTCGGGCGTCTTAGCAGGAAGGGTTGTTTCGGTTAGGGTTCCGGCTGTTGCGATAAAGAGTGCGACAACCATTTTACTTCATTCCTTTCATGAATTCTGTGATTCCGTTTTCAACTTTTGGATTTTTAAGCTGTTCCATGTTCTTGTTCACCATGTTTGATAGATTGTCCATTACATTGCTCGCACCCTCTGCGATCGCGGGAGCCGCAACCTTCTTAGGCTCGGGGAACTTGAACATCTCTGCGATTCCGTCACCGATGAACTTGAAGACGTTGTTCTCCTGATTCGCAATCGCAACTGCCACGACGATACCTAGAAACGCGAACAAGAGCACCCCGATGAAAAGGACGTAACCCACGAGCTGTTCGGTGGTCTTTGGAATCGGGGGACGCAGTTTGATCGGAGGGGGTCCGCAGTTAGGATTCCCGGCTGCATAGAGAGGACGCGTGACGGCTGCTAACACGTCTTCGGGGCGAACGGGCTTTATGGTTGCAACGAGCGAATCGATGTCTCCTGGGTTGACCTCAACAGGGTTTTGTAGGTAGATCACCTGAGGACCAGGGGATGACTTCCATCCGATGTGGCGTTCGCACTCAGAGTCAGAGATTGTATACTGCTCAATCTTGCTATTCACCCATGTGAAGTATGGTTCGCTTCCTGTCACAAGCTGTGTAAGAGACCAGGACTGCCCCACTGAGATATCCTGCGTCGAATACTTGTTCGTCTTCGAGTCGATGATACCAAGTCCTTCCGGTGTGTTCGGGGCTAATCGCTTCGCAATATCACCAAGGAAGTTCATCGACGTCCCAGACCCGCTTCCTCGCATGAGAGGGACAAATAACATGATGTTACCACTCACGCATTGTAGCATGGCATCTGCCTGAATTCCCTCCACTCGAAGGGGTGCTGGGTAATACAACTGTAAGGAGGTAAACACAGCCTGAGACCCATTGAACTCCATCGCGAATGGAGTGTACGGTTTCAGGATAATCATGTTTTTCAATTCAGCATCATCGGGACCGCGTGTAACGGATACCGCAGACGCAGTGTTGCCCTTCGGAAAGGACAGCTTACAACTGCGACATGCCTCGGATCCGGCAACCGTGACGCCCACATTCATGTCGACAGAGGGTTTCGGATCAATTATGTCACGCTTGGAGCATTTACTTCCTCCACCACCCATTGTTCTACTGCGGACAAAACAAGTCTGTGAAAGAGAACAAGATGTCAGATAGTCCACCACCACGCGGACTACTCAACTGGTGGCAGGGATTAATCCTTGCCGCCGGAAGTGCAATTGTCGGAGTGGCTGCTGCTGTAATGATTATGACCCCCGGTGCTTCTGCCCCAGGATCCGCACCATCATGGGCAATGATGTTACTCCGGTTCGTCCCGCATTTCCTCCTGCTGTTCGGTATCCTTGCAGATGCGTTCACCTATGAGGGTGTGTACTGGACCGGAACGATGGTTGGTATCTTATCGACGATCGTAGCACCTTACATCGATATGGGTCTCAGGTCACTGGGTGAACTGCCCGGAGTTCTTATGCGTAGAAGGGAGGCTGCAGCCCAGAGTGGCGGAGATCCAAACGGCACATTCCTCGGATGCAGCATTACTGGGTCAGAGGTGGCCGAGGTTCCAGAGGCACTGGTTGTAACCACGAGTATCCTGTCGTATTACATCTTTGACCTGATGTTCAACATGAGCGTCCTCGATGCCACTGGTGCACTTGTTGCAGGTGCAGTTCTCTACGGCGGGCAGGTCTTCGCGATCTCTAGCTGCTTCAAGGATGGAAAAACGGGCACGGGTGCAGCCTGGGCAGGTGCGTATGGTGTCATTATCGGACTCATCTGGTACTCGATCTTATGGTCGTGGGGTCCGCAGTATCTACCGTCTTCCATTCTGTCTGGAAGCATTACCGCCGGAGGTGGTGCGAAAGGTAAGGGTGGACGTGGTGGACCTGGGCGAAGCGGCATTGGAATGAGCGGGGGTGATCCCGTCGACTCGGGAATGGCTGGAGGTAGCGGTCGTCCCGGTCAGGCAGCAACATGCCCGAGCTAAGCAAGTGCCTTCTTAATGAGAGTGTAATACATGATCACTTGCGTACCCGAATACCGACCAACCTCAACACCATTCTTAACAACAACAATTGTAGGAACGACCTGAACACCAAACTTCGCAGAGAGTTCCTGCGGATCTGCGTGGGTGTTGACTCCGACAAAATACACCTGCGGAAATTCCTCGATCAAGTCTGCAATTGCCGGCTTGATGGTGGCACAAGGAACGCAAGTCGGAGACCAAAAATGATAAGCAATTACGGGAGGAGCCGACATACTTTTATACGAGAAGATACTTCTAAACCTTTTCAATCACGAGCGTTGTCAGCTCAGCTTTGAGCATAGTCTGCTTCTGAACGGTTGACTTCGTGATCGTAACGTTCCGCTCGCGAAGGATCTCTGCAAAGGCTTTGAGTAGGTGCTTGTTCACGATGTCTTCCTGTAGGTCGTTCAGATGCTCGCGAATCCAGGTCACGACGCGAGTCTGTGGAACGGATGGACCCAGCGTCATCAGTGGGCAATTGGGAAACAGCTCGTCTGTCTTCACGGGGAGCTCGATACTCTTCCCCTCAACCACTTCGCGTGCCATGCGGTCAACCACATCGTTCTGCTTCGAGAGGTCATCTTCTCCACCGGTATGGGCACGAACGTGATGGAACCGATGCTTGCTAAACTTACCGAGCTTCTCTGCAATCGACTCAATCAGATCGCGGTGTAACACTGGTTTGCCCATAGAGGTCTTCCATCCGCGAGACATCCACCCAGGTAACCACTCGGTCAGACACTTGATCGAATAATCAGAGTCAGTGTAGATCACCAGCTCTCCGTGTTCACCTTTGAGATCTAGAATCGAGACAGCTAGATGAATTGCCGACAGCTCCGCCCGCTGATTCGTCTGGGGTTGATCGTCGGGAATGCGATGAGACTCGGACCAATCGGGGTGATCAGGAAACCACGCTGCAAACCCAGCCTTCGCATCCTTTCGTCCGTTGCTTGAACAAGAGCCATCGGTAAACACACGCATAGCCTTACTTTGACGTAACCTTCGCCAATTCCTTTTCATACGCATGCGGATCGTTCCACAAGGAATCATCGAGATCACCCGTGATGGTCGGAATATGGCGATAGGTGGGCATCCTGGTCACGATACATCGGGATACAATCGCAGGCTGCAATAACGGTTCCTCGATGTGAAACCAAATACGACAGCGAAACGACCTCTGTTCCAGGCTTCGGCGGAGCATCTGCTGACAGGCGGATGTTAAAAAGTGTGCATGCCACACCATGAGAACACGAATGCGAACGTGGGCTTGTGAGGGGACGAATGACATCCACTGTGTCATCCAGGGTGCAAAGTCATCAATCGAATTGATACGGGCTGCGTCCACCTCTTCAAAGTCGCATCGGTGTTTGTTTGTTGCTACGTAGGTATCCCACGCAGCCTTCGAGGTTCGATCGTTAAGTGATTCAAAAAGAATACGATGAGGAGGTGGGAACAACAGAAGCGAAGCTGACGTCATTTACTTTACGAACCCTGAGTCTCCGTAGATGGCTGCACAATCCGCTTGACCGGAATGTCGGCCGACACGACATAAATACTGTTCTCCGTCTTGATGATGTAGGTCTTCTCCTCCTTCATCCGCATGATCGAGTCGATCGGCGACGTGTACTCGGTGTCAGACTTGACAAGGCACTTTGACTCGCCAGACACGCCAATGCAGCACGTCTTCTGAAGGGAATCGTTATAGTAGTCCAGGTAGATAGGCATGTCCTCCTGGATTGCTAACTTTGCCACATGAGCCATCACTGTTGCAGACGGGACACTCATTTGTGAGAACCTAAGGTTGTGTTTGCGTTTATTTTAACGTGCCACATCTTCCAGCTTGAACCGGCTCTTCATCGACAGCGACGGCGTCTCGGTGCGTGGAACCGCAAGGATCTCTGTGACCATGCCCTTGACATCCTTCACCTTGGGGGCAACAGCGGCGAGGAATCGGACCAGGTGGTCGACATGCTCCTCGACAGGTGCAGTCTTCTTCTGCTTGATGCTGTCGCGGAGGTCATCCACAATCGTCTTGACGAAGACGGACATCGTCGACTCGGGAATCAAGCCACGAGAATACAGCTCGGAGGTGTAGACTGCGAATCCACGCTTGGTCTCCTTCTGCTTCGTCCAGGCAATGAGTGCATCATCGAATCCGGCATCAGAGGAGGAGGGTACGATCGTCACAGCTGACATATCATAGAGTGAGTCGAACATCGCGACCTGAGTAGACAGGTCTGCACGGGCATCCTCCTGTGTCTTGACAATGTCCGAATACAGATCCGCGAGAAGACTCGCATAGAAGTTCTGTCGGATGCCGCGGTCGAACAGCAGGGTTGTGACTCGGAGGCGGAACATCGCATCACGAGAGGTAAGCTTCGTCTTGATCATGTCAGACAGCTTAGAGTAGGTTGGTTTGGACAGCTTATTGATCGCTGCGTTGATTTCATCATAGTCAGGGTCATCCTTCTCTCGGACCTTGCGGACCATTTCGACGAGGACATTTGCCCTCCAATTTGTAGTTTCAACTTGAGGTTCACGGCGGGGTGGGCGGCGGAAGACGGGGCGGAAGGATGTGCGTAGTTTAGAGAAGATTTCGATGACAGAGTCAGGAAGAGGTTGCTTGACGGAAGGGCGAAGAGCGTAGATAGAAGAAACAGTGATGGACTCCATTTCGGCACTCTTCCTTCCCTTGTGGATGGGAAGGATTCGTTTTCACAAAATCCAGAAAACGGATTGCCCCATTCACATAAGGAAGGGTGTTGCCGGCTAAAATGACTCTTCCAACAAAATGGGTACTTTGGTACCATGATCCTTCTAACAACGATTACAGCCTTGAAAGCTACATCCGCATCTTCGAAGTCACGACCATCCCAGAGTTCTGGGCAATCGTGGATGGGATTCCGAAAGATGTGTGGGAATCCGGAATGTTCTTCTTCATGAAGGAAGGGGTTCGTCCATTATGGGACGCCCCCGAAAACGACAAAGGAGGTGCATGGTCGAAGAAGGTCGACGCATCTGATACGCACAACGTATTCATCGACGCAATGGTTCACTGCCTTGCGTCCTCTCTCCTCAAAACTCACAACGACTGTGTGGCGGGTGTCACGGTCAGCCCGAAGGGGCAATTCCATATCATCAAGGTGTGGAACTCAACAACGACGGTGTCTGACCGCCGGTTGTTCAGTCCGAGTCTCAAGATGAAGTTAGGTGATGACATTGCCTACAAAGCCCATAACATGCGGCCGAAGTAGGCTAGATACATTGACAGTTCGCAAACCAAAAATAGAGGCAATACATCAGATACGCGTGAAAGATCGTTGTAGAGATAGCGATCAATACCCCCTCCATTGCTTTTTCAATGGGATTAACAATGTCACGCGGACGAAAAACGAAACGCGGAGGTACAAAGAATTCCAAGGACAAAATGCAGACGATACGACAACTCTTCAGTCCACGAAACATAAAGAGTGAAGCTGCGAAGAGTGGATTCAAAGCAGAGATACTAATGACTACGCAGCCGAATGTCAAGGCGGCATTCGAATCATATTTCAAGAAGAATATTCGCTCTTCGACGTTAGGGATGCATGGAAAGAAGGCCGACGTTGTCATTACGTTCGATGATGGATCTAAAGCAAAGATCCAGAACAAGAATGGGATAAGCGACTTTCACCAGTTTCAGAGACTTTCACTCGAACGGTTTTATGAGCCGTTCCGGGAGCAGATCGGAAGTATGATTCAATGTAGGTTTGTGGACAAGGGTATCACCGAAACTCGCAAGAAGCGGCCGATCTGTAGCCCATTCGTGGGTACACCACGCCAACCAACAATTGAAGAGGCACAAGAGCTAATTCACCAGGCATTACACGGTCTTGAGCCCGATAACTCCCCCACTCACTTGACAAACACCATTATTAAAAATGGTGAGATAACGTCGCTCAAGATCACCTCAATGGAGGACTTCATGGCTGAAGTTGACAAGAGGGTGATCCTACCCACAGTGAAGGAGGGTGGTACAGTGATTGATCTGGGAGGAGGGTTTACCATCCAGTTCCATGGGTCTCATATTGGTGACAACAACCCGGATGATCCACAGGTCAAGTTCAGGCCTCCCAAGACGAAGCCGTATCCGTTCGAAACCATTCTATAATCTCGGGTACACACGCACGTACAACATTTACAACAATCGAATTACCGAGGTAGAACAAGCATTTTTCATTCGGCGTATCTACCCAGGTAAACGTGTGTGGGAATCCAAACATCCCCATCGTCTCCTTTACCGTGAGTCGGCGAACTCCATCACCAATACGATATAATCCAGTCTTAGCTCCCGGACCACCAGAGCTAGCACATACCGTGATCCCCGGAGAGTCGACCGAGTACACGCGTTCGCCCTGTCGCCCACCTTTGCGGGTTTTACTATTAATCACGTCAAAGACTGCGTGAGGATGGAATGGTCGCGGAACTCCATTCTTGGCAACCAGTTCATATCCATCCGAGTTCCACAGTCTTGTCTCCTCGGGGTCAAGGATTGCGGACACCGGCACCTGATGTTCATGTTCCGCAGGGAACTCGAACGTAGCCCCCTGGGTTGCCACAATGAAGATACGTTGGCGACATTGAGGCGATCCGTATTTGGACGCGTCCATGACTTTGGAAACCACTGTATATCCACGCAGTTCCAACTGCTCCTTGATGATCGCATACGTCCTACCCTTGTCGTGTGTCTCCAGGTTCTTGACGTTCTCCAGAATACACATTCGCGGTCCCTTTGCGTCGATGATTCGCAGGATGTCGGTGAACAAGTTGCCCTTCTCGGCATCCGCAAACCCTTCTCCATTACCCGCGATGCTGAAGGGTTGGCAATTGTGTACGATTATGTTTTCAACGACATAGCTATTATCGACCGCAACTTCGAAATTGTACACGGGCTCGTCTTCGACGGGCTTCGACAAGATACTGGTAGGTGCGAACCACGCGTACTCTCCTTCGATAAATGATGTATACCGAGTGCAGCCCGGTGTAACTCGTATGCTATACGTGTCTCGTTGATTACACAAACGTCCTGCGATTACACATTTCTTTGGACGGTTACACTTTGTGACCGACGCAATATTCCCCAGTTTCAGGAAAAGTCGCTGCGTACCCAGTGCCAAGTCTGGCGACACGGTTGTGATACTATATATTCCGTCGGACCGTACGTATCCGTCTGCTCGCATATACCCGGCAACGAACTCCCGAATTAACGGTATGGGTGCATCCTGGACCCACTCGGGTATCCGCTTCCCATGTGCGTACTTACCAAACTGCTTTAGAATCGTATACCACTCCTGATTCGAACAGCCAAACTTCTTACATTGGCCTGTATCACACTTCTTATCTGTGATAGGTAGAATCTTACGGATTCGAGCATAGATATCGTCTTCGTCTTTGTTATTGATTGCAAATTTGATGATGTATTTGAGACGCCCATCCGACTTGGTGGACTCTTCAATCCATCCATCCCCTACAAAGTATCCCATCATAAACCACTGGGCAGGGTCATCGAGACGAAGTGTTTTCGTGTGCGAGACTCGTTGATTTACGACCTGGACATGCGAGAACTCCGGAATACACTCGCGAGTGTTGACATTCATCCCAAAGTAGTGGTTCATCGTCAACGTTTTTGCGGTCTTCCATTCAGCTGGACCGAAGGACGTGGTGTATCTCCGGATTGCATTATCCCAGACCCGGAGCTTTTCACGGACGTAGAACGGGTGTTCGTCCGTACACGAAATGGTCTCTGGGTGATATTTGATGCGAATCGTATAGAGCTGTCCCTCGTAGACCTTCGACTGTAGGTTCAGAATGGAACGAAACCGACCGGTATGGGTCATAAGGGTATCGTCGAGCGTGACTGTCTCAATTGGCTTGTAGCCTGCAGCGGTCAATACACGAGTGCCCGTGACGAAGCAAGGGAATCCCGCACACAAGATGTCGTGATCCGGAACGTCCTCTGCCACCACCTCGCGGATGTCGGCCGCAGGGTTGAGTCCGTAGTTGGCTTCGTAGATCGAACGGGCACCTGCGTCAATGTCGCATGCGAACACGCATTCGAAATCGGGCGGGAAGGCGGTATGGAACGCACCCAGTCCACTGAAGAGATCAATGTACTTCATTGAGGTGTATAGGCTTGAACTGTGTAAGGTTCGTTTTACGATGAACATGGCATCAAACAAAGCTTAATGTCACCCAGGTTCGCAATCACGTAGCGGATCATCAAAAACCAATCATTTTTCATATGGATCTCCAAGTTGTTCGAGAGGTTCGAGCACTTGGTAAACAGAACCAGGTGGGGGAGACTAAACGTACCACTCACAATCTCATCGGGCTTCGACTTACTAATCGCCATGTCAGATGTTGAGTCACCCATCGTGACCGTCTGAGATGCGAACGGTCCCTTACATGTGAAGGTGAGGGTTCCTCCTACGTTCTTGACATCAACCGTCTTCGCAGACAACAGAGTCATATCGCGGCAGATCTTCTGGAAATCCATGGACGGCATCGTGATCCGGGTAGCGAACTCGGTCTCGGGCATGTTGATGTCCGACTCATCGCGGTCAAGCAGGTTCAGTTTGTTGCGAATACGACGCTTCTTCTCCCCATTCTCCAACGTGATGCAGAGGTGGTTCGACTCAGACTTCGAGACCGAGAAGGTGATCGTGTCATCGTTCGTCACAGTCTTGACAATGCGATAGAAGTGGTCCGTGTTCAAACCCACGTCCAGCTTCGGGGCAGAATGGTTATACTCATACTGCTCAAACTTCGACGCATGGAGACGCATATGCGTCAACACCGTGCGGGTGTTGTCCATGGCGATCATCCTGATTCCGTCCTTGTCAAAGACCAGACTCATCTCCACAAGCATAGACTTCAGCCCCTCTGCTAGGATACGGATCGGGGCAGTCTGAACTGTCTTGGCAATGACAAGATCGTCGGACATTTATCAATGCTTACGATTTCTCCTGAAAGTCGATTTACGCATCTTGCGACGACGTGTACCACCCGGCTTCCATGGGACCTTGGGTGGGATAACAGCGTTGAGACGTTCGCGGGCAGCCTTCGTCTTCTCCATGGTTGCTTTTGCAGATGCAATGGCTGCGTTTGCATTATCAACTGTATCAGTGGGCATTGAAGGGGGCGAGACTCGAACAGCAGCAGGCACATCTGCTAACACCCGCTCAACACGAAGAAGGAAATCAAACTCGAGTTCAAGCTGTTTGTTGGTATCCTCGGCCCACTTATCTTCCACGATTTGTCCTGGGAACTCCTGTTGAACACTTTTTAGTTCTTCCGCATACTCGTTGACAGATGCCTTCGCATCATCGAGATTCTTTCGGACAATCGACAGCGGCGAAACCTGTGGGGCTGGCATCTTTAACGCACGTCGAGTGCGTCGTGCCTCGCGGGCCAGTCTTTGTTCCTCAACCTTTGCAGGATCAGCCTTGAAAATGAACGTCTTGTAATGATTGTTCAGGTCGTCGTTTGTAATGCGTCCCTTGACCTTTCGTTTCAATACCTTATTGTTCTTCACAGATGCATCGAGAACATCCAGACTTTGTTCAGCACGGAGTCGCATAGCCTCAAACTTTTCCTTAGCAGCCTTGAGTCGATCTTCAAATCCGGGAGTAATGAATTCGTTGGCCGGGGGTTCCACTGCTGATTCAGCAGGAGGCATCTCCACCGTAGGGGCACCGATTGCGGGTGGAACAGCTGGGGGCTGAACTGTGGGGACTGGTTTGGAAGTCGGGGTGGGAGGGACTGGAGGTTGTGCAGAAGTAGGCTTCGGGACAGATGCCATATCAAGGTGGGAGAGGACCGGAACCACTTTGTTGAACAACTCTGCAATGCGTTTTCTAAGTTCGGGATCCTGTACTGGGGGCGGTTCCGCCTCAAGAGGACCGTCGAACCAGAGTGTTATGTCGCTCGGTGTTGCGGGTGGTGTTTCAATTCGATGACGGGCGATTCGGTCTTTGAGTTCCGCCTCCCTTTCAGCAAGAGGTGTCTCTGGGGGAATTATAGTAGGGGCCCGATTACTCAAGTCGAGTGTCATCAATCCTGTCGCAATCGCAGATGTACGTGCGTCTTCGTCATCGGGGTTAGGTGGGATTCGGATACGTAAAAGAGGTAGTATTGCTTCTTGTATCTGGGCAACAGCTGGATCAGGCGAAGGTGTTGAAAGTGCTTCATCAATGTCCTTATCCGAAACGTTTGCCTTTCCACGTGCGGCCGCGTCAAGAACCTCGATCCACGCAGTGAGACCTGGAGGAGGTGGGAGGCGTTGGACGGGTACGGGAGTGGGTTCAAAAATAGAATCCCTGGGGGGTTCCACAGTGGGTAACACTTCGGGTTCAGGTTCTAAAGGCTCGGTAGGAGGCTGGGGGTCAGGGAACGGTGTATCGGTTTGTATAGAAGATGATGCTGCATCGAGTGCGTCTGTTTGCGAAGATGCTGCAACAGACGCAGCAGCAGGAGCAGGTGCAGGAGCAGGTGCAGGAGCAGGTGCAGGAGCGGGTGCAGGAGCAGGTGCAGGAGCAGGTGCAGGAGCAGGTGCAGGAGCAGGTGCAGGAGCAGGAGGAGGAGCAGGTGCAGGAGCAGGTGCAGGAGCAGGTGCAGGAGCAGGTGCAGGAGCAGGTGCAGGAGCAGGTGCAGGAGCAGGTGCTTCTCCCGGTTTTGCCATCATTCCGTTACGTGCTGGATTGACTGAGTATGCTGCCAGCATCGCAGCTAGCGTCGCAGCTTCCGCGATCATGGTCCCGGTTGCCGCCATTATCTTCACCTCTCAAAAAAAGACAGGTATACTACAATGGGATTCGATAATATCGTCTTACTCTCTGTTGTCGAGATCTTCGGAGATTTCAACCTCAGGTGGTATGCGTCATCAAACCAGCTGTCCTACCTGTACTACGGTATCATTGGATACATTGGAGTGATCTACTTCTTAATCCAGTCCCTTCGCGATGATAACGTACTCTATGTGAACGGAATGTGGGACGGGGTCTCTGGTCTGATCGAGAGTGCTGCGGCATATATTGTGTTGGGAGACCGTCTAGAGAAGCCCATCCAGTACGCAGGTCTGGGTCTTGTAATTGTAGGTATTTACTTATTGAAGCATAATTGAACTTATGGAATCCGTAACGTATGTTGCAGCACTCTTTAACCTTCGTAAACGCGAAGGTCAGGATATGGATACGGACCACTTCAGCAGTATTCAGATGTATCTATCCGCTGCAATCCCAGTGCTAGACAGTCCGTTCCCATTCGTTATCTTCTGCGAACCTGATCTAGTTTCCCCTCTACGCGAACGTCGTGGGTCTAATCCGACGATCTTTCATGCAATGGAGTTCGAGCAACTGCCCTTTTGGAATCTCTACCCCACAATTGAGAACAATAACAAGACTAATCCTGTCGTCTACGTATCTCCCGAGAAGTTCACGCCGCTGTATTATCTGGTGATCAATCACAAGGCAGAGTTCGTTAGACGTGTTGCTGAGGAAAATCCATTCAAGACTGAGTGGTTCGCATGGACCGACATGCGAATCACCCTTCCAGACACCAAGCTATCCGGTCTCACTCAGTGGTGGGATCCGGAGCGAGCGAATCTCACGATGATGGGATTGATCGACCGCAATAGACTCAAGGATCGATACAGTTTCTTCCGGAACAACCATGGATGGATCGCAGGCGGCTTCTTTGCCGGAAAGCGTCAACCGATTCTTGATTTCACGACAACGGTTGTCACGGAGTGGAAGAAGGCGTTGAACGAACAGTTCTGTCCATCAGATGAAACGATGTTTACCTATGTAGGATGTGCCTATCCAGATACAGTAACGTTTGTGTCCTTTGGAAACTATGCGGATCTGCTGCGAAATCAGGCTGCTGTATGCCAACGTGCAAACGTAGTCTACTCGATTCAGGAATTCGCACTCGTCAAAGATGAACTACGCATCTCTGTCAAGGCAGGCGAGGGACTCCGTCGCGGCTACCTTGCAGGGTTTTTGAATCATATGGCTGATCATGAGAAGTTTCATATTTTCTATCGATTGAAGTTGGCGTACGAACAACAGGGTCGTTTCGCACTGGCGGCTGAGAGGGCCCGTGAATTACTCACAAACCCAGAGATGCGACCGATGATCGAACGGTTTGCTCCGCATCTTAGCGACGGCGTGTGAACGCACGTCCAGAACGGGCGTGGGCTGCCTTCTTGCGAGACACAATGCGACCATACTTGTTCATCATCAGGTCACCCTTCGTCAGACCACCGGGGGTCTTCTGGGCCGTTCCATTCCACACCTTACGACGAGATCCGATTGCACGCAGAGTCTTCATTATGGATTACCGAGAAAGTTTCAGTCGGAAGGGTTCTGGTCTGTCCTCTCGAAACCCTGGCCGCTCAACTTTACCGCAGTAACTCGCGTCTGTCCACGGCGTTGGAAACGGACGAACTGTTTCCAGTCGACCAACTGGACCACCGCCATGATGAACTAACAACCCACCCTTTACTTTCGGATAGATTCGACAGCTGAGAAAGTTCTGATCAAGTGCAATCCCACGATCTTCTGGGTTCAGTTTGTAGGCTTCATACTCTTCGCGAATATTGACTCCCGCTGACTTTCGAAGACCCCATAAGCCACCCATCAAGGACGCAGAGTGTTCTTTGTGATCGCGAATGGTGTGTGCCGTGAACCGAGAGTTCATGAACTCATTGATCGCCCAACGATCACGCTGATGGATGCGTGAATCTGCGTCTCGCACGAACATCGTCTCGACATCTGGTTCATCGATCGCACAGAATCGCTCGATCATGTTTTCAATTCCAGTCTTTCCAGTCTGCTTGACAACTACGTAAGGGGCACTCTGTAGTTTCGCGACCATTTCAGGTGTCACATCTGACCCAACGTAGACGAACACAAACCATCCCGGGAAGTGCTTATGAATCAGTTGAATGTTCTCAATCATGCCTGGATAATACCGGGCATTATAGGGACCATATAGACAGAACGAGAACACGTTCATCTTATCTTAGGAAAGAACAATGATTTCAGGTAAAACCTTCGCAGACACGTGCAAGTGGGTGATAGATACACGCTATCCCGGGCGGGCTGTATATTGGCAACTCAGGGCTAAGACGGGCGATCGCATATTCGTTAACGGTGACCTTTTGCCGAATGTACTAGACTCTCTGGCACACTCCCGCCGTAAATTCGTGTTCGTGATTCACAACTCAGACTTGCCGTTTGATGAAGCGAGACTGAATGCATTGTTGCCTTATGCCCTTCATATCTACGCGATCAATACAACCGTCAAGCATCCGAACTTGACCACAATACCGATCGGATTCCCGGATGCTGGGGTTACGTTTCTGTCTACGTTTGTACGCCCTGACGTTCCGCGTGACATTGAACTCTACATGAACTTCAGTGTTGGTACAAATGTCCAGAAGAGAGTTGACTGTTACCTTGCACTGAAAGATGATCCGCGAGTTGTCATTCGCAGTAACCGGTCTCGCAAGGAATATCACGAAGACCTGTGTCGGTCAAAGTATGTCTTGTGTCCTGAAGGAACGGGTATTGACACACATCGCATATACGAAGCGATCTATTGCGGTGCCATACCTATCGTGTTACGCAATCCACTTAGCGAGTTTTATGCACAGTATCCGGTTAAGATCGTAGACAGTTGGACTTACGTGTAACTTGAGAGAAGGAGGAAATGGATATCTACGCGTTCATCCAGGCAATGCCAATCAACACCTTTGTTGAGATTGGGGTCCACTTTGGCGAAGATACACGCAAGTTCCGGGCTATGCATCCGAATGCACGCATCATCGGGTTCGAACCGGATCCGCGTAATGTTAAGATTATCCGCGATACAGGAATCGATAAGATCTGCGAGTTCTACCCCGTCGCACTCTCTGATAAGAATGAGACTCGTCCATTCTACATGTCGTCTGGGAAGGCTACCTGGTCAAGTGATCCGCAGCACCGTGACAACGACTGGTCATCCTCTTCGTCTCTGAAACGGCCGACCGGACATCTGGAGATGCACAAGTGGATTACGTTCCCAGGTACAGCCATGGTTGAGTGCCGGCGTCTGGATGATATTGATATTGGCATCATCGATTTCATGTGGGTCGATGTTCAGGGTGCGGAGGATATCGTGTTCGCAGGTGCCGCGAATACACTAGCTCGGACGCGGTATGTGTACACCGAGTATGCAAACAACTTATATGAGGGGCAGTTGAATCGCGAGCAGCTCCTTGCAGTGTTTGGTCCTAATTGGACAGTAGTCCACGATTTCGGCGGAGATCTTCTTCTAAAAAACACGACTATCTAAATAATGCGTATTCAAGACTTCAAGGTAGTGTACATCTGCCCAGATCACAATGAAAAGTATCACGCACGGAAGATCCATATGGACTCCATGCTGGCTACTCTAGGCTTCAAAGATGTTATTCACTACAAGTCGGGCACTGATGGGTGGCCGAAGTGTCTGAACAATGCGACAGTTGACATTCTAACAACGTATCTGAATGAACCTATCCTCCTCCTCGAGGATGATGTGGAGTTCACCGGGGTAAGTGAGTTTGAGTTTGTACATGGTGCTGATGCTATTTACTTTGGGATCAGTCGTTCGGCTGCCCACCCGACTCTTGATACAAGCAATGGGGAGAGTGTATTCGAACCCTATTCAAACACACAGGTTCGCGTGATGAACATGTTATCTGCACATGCTGTTCTCTACATCACACCGCGTTACAAACAGGCCGTCTGCGATAAGATATGTATCAATCCGGTGGCATGTTTTAATGACATCGCGATGGCACGTCTTCAACCCAACTACCGAATCCTCGCTAACAAGACGCCTTCGTTCTATCAGTCAGCCAATTTCAATGCACTGGGCCACGACAACTCAACTACGTTGTTTACTGCGGAGGCCCGTAAACATCGCGGCCTGTCAGCTTTTTCATCCAGTAATTTCCGCACCGTTTGATTTCGTTCTGGGTCTCTGGTGGGTAGAACTCCAAGAATAGTCGTGAGAAGTCATATGTCTGAGTCTTCATCTCCTCGTATTTCACAGTCAGATACTCTGGCGTAATCTCCGAATAATTGTCTGTGTAGAGAATCGGACACCCCTTGTATTTTTCCTCAATCAATGTGTTGCGTTCTATGATAGGTATACATCCTGCGAGAAGGGCTTCGTAGTGACGATGACAATCGATTCCGTTTCCCTCGGGAGAGATGACAAACTTGTAGGATGGTAGTGTTTCGAAGTACATATTGGGCGAAAGAGGTGTATTCTGTATTCCGTTTGACTGTAGGGTTGACAGAATTGTCCGACGGTTCTTCCCGGAAGGGCGGCGACGCGTATCTGTGTATTGGTTCATCGCACACAATACTGTCTGTGAATGAGAACCGGGTTGAAATGGCTTGTAACGATACTCCATACCGATGGGAAACGGCATCCAAGCATCATCTTCATTTGTCGAGGATGCTTGTATGATCAACGATGATGGATTCTTCACATGTGTCTGCCAGGTAACAATATCCATTTACATTAAACGTCTGATTCCAACCTGTAAGTAACGCCTCATAAGGCTTTCGTATACATGCTTGCTTCTTCCCTCGGTTTCCATGAACCACGAACCATTATGAATGCGGTGTTCATACTCCATACCTGGAATCACTACGAGTGTCGCATTCATATGAAAGAGGGCATAAAGTGAGAAATAGAGGGCGTCCCAAGCACCGCTCGTTCGATCACACATTGGCTTATCGGACATGATATTGAACTTCGCGAGAAATTGACGGGAGATAATCATATTCATCGTGTTCAAGCAGGTTTCGATTTCTGGCCAATACTGGCGGATCGTAAGCTTGTTCAACATGCGGCCGATAAACTGCGTGTAGTAGAAGTTTGGCTTTGCCGCACATGGAAGGAAGACAGTTGTATCACTAACCTCATGAGTGGATAGATAATGCTTGAACGCCTCAAAGTATTGGACATCTGCGAAGTTATCGCTATCGATGATCGCAATGAAGTCAGATGTAGCATAGGATGCCGCACGCTGCTTGTTCTCAACTGAACCAAGACGACGCTCGTTCTGATAGACTCTGAGTTTCGGATCCGAGAATGCTGCAGTAATCGCAGCGTAGTCTTCACCCGTTTCATCCGTGATCACCACCTCGGTGACATGCGGATTAGCGAGGTATTTGGGTATAGATTCCCTTAAGAATGAGAAGCGACGCATGGTCGGAATACACACGCTGATACTCATTTGTTTCAACTGAATCATTATATACAATCAAATCTATCGCCCACATGATTAGATTAATAGTATACATATGAAGACTTGTATACAGTTTCGCTCCCATGTTCGATGAGCACAGGTTCAGCCCAATACGTGACCAAGTTATGTTCGTTGATCTGGATGTTTAGCTCATGGTCTATAGCTTTGACAAATGGTATAGCTGTTTTGAGCAAACGTTCGCACGCAGTAACATTAATAAGATATCCGGAGCACGTGCGTGATGAAAATTCTCTGTACCATACGGTATTCGGGGTAATGTTTTGCGAACGAAGTCCGCAACCACCGCAAATGAACGCGAGATCAAAGTCGCTTGGTAGACTATTCAAATATGAAGCAAGTTTGACATCGAAATCGGGACAAAGAATAGCGTCATCTTCGAGTATCAAACACTTAGTGTACTTTCTCTGAACCATGAGTCTATACAATTCCAGGTGTGCGATCGTAATACATATCTGTGCAGGTGTCAGGTTGTCTAAAGTAAAGTACTGCTTCATTGTTTCTTTCGATGTAGTGTTGCGGTTGTACTCTTCGTAGAACGTGTAGTTAGTGATGCCAAACTCGTTAAACTTCTTAATCAGGTAAGCTTTCCTGTCAGAAAGAGGTGTATAATGAACTATGAAAATATGATCTACGTTCATCTATTGATTACGCCCATATTATTTGGAACAAAACAAACATCGTATAAGAACATTACGATGTTGTGCATTATAATGCTACGAAGCATAACTACACCGAGCTTCGATCATCTCTGGATAGAATCATACAACTCAATACGTAAGTTCTACCCAGACGTGGATATTAAGATCATTGATAATGGCTCAACATGTGCCTCAACAATCCCCCTCCAGAGATGTGAAATCATTAAATCGGAATATGCGACTTCTAGATTATTTTCACCGTATTACGAGTTCCTAAAGATTGATGGATATACAAAGGCGGTTATCGTCCACGATGGATTCATCTTTAACAGCTATGTTGATTTCACCTCTGTCGATAGCGTACGATTCATGTGGCACTTTGAAACACATGATTACGATAACAGCCGCCTGATCGAGAAACAATTAACTATTCTTGATAACTCCAAGAAAGTTGTAGATATGTTTGTATCTAAATCATGGTATGGGTGTATGGGTTGTATGTGCGTTATCACTAAAGAGTTCCTTCATAGGTTAGAAGACAAATATAAGTTCACACGTCTCGCAGACGTAATAGATAATAAGGAAGACGCAATTGCATTCGAAAGAACGTTAGCAGTGTTGTGCTACAGTGAGATTGCCGATCTGAAAGATACTGTCTCGTTTGAAGGCGACATCGTGAATATGCAATGGGGCTATAGATATGAAGACTACGTAAGATATCCATCTAATCGCCCGAGTAAGCCTTTCTTCAAGCTTTTCGGAGCAAGATAGATTTACACAATCTATCTCTCCTAGAAAACTATAATGAATGATAATCGACGAACGGTATATATCCTAGAAGATAGGGGAAATGCCATCATCATGCATTGGTTTCATTATGTAGTTGCGGGGCTCTATGGGTTGTCACATCTCCCCAAACCTGTTTATTTTCACACGAAGCTGTCTGAGTCGTTTCATTATGAAACGCTGGAGCTTATAAAGCCGGATTATATCTATGTAGAAGACTACCGCGGATGTATCGTGATTCCTCACCACGGGGCACCTTTACAAGGCAAATTTGCAGTTCCATCTCCATATTATGGCTTCGTTCGCGAACTCATTCTCACTAAAAACAATCTAACTATTACACGGGAGCCATTTCGATATGTCTACATATCCAGATCAAGGAGTCACATGCTTAATTGGGCAGCTGGTGCCCGTCGTCGCCAGCTTATGAATGAACCCGATATCGTCGACCAGATGCGTCCGATTGGATTCGAAGTCATCTTTCTAGAAGACTACCCCCTCGTTGAAAAGATAAAGATATTTCAGGAGGCGAAGGTTTTAGTTACGCCAAGTGGCGGTGCATTAACAATGTGCTTCTTCGCCAATCAAAAAACCAAAGTCGTTGAAATATGTACGACTCTTACAGGAGAAGACATGTATGATAATCTATGCACTATGCTCTCTATACCAACAGCTAGATATACAGCCGTAGAGACATTGGATTCTAACGGTATCCCCACGCGGCCGGAATTCATAGGGGAATATAGCCTCCGCATACCGAATACACCGCATTTCATAGAGTTTATTACCTCGTTGATGGCATGAATTTACTTTATTCGAAAATTCTAATGACTAAGTCAATTTTTCTAGTATCGGGTTCATTGCGAACGTTTCAACATAACCTCCGGTCTTATCCGTCTGATTGTGATATTGCCGTATATGCATCGTATAGAGAACATGATACATACTTCAATCTAGTGGACACACAGTTTCTCTTTAACGACCCCCGTATCAAGCATGTTCTATTGGAATCAGAAACCAAAGTTCCCGATATATTTGTTGACAGACGTCAGAGAAATATGTATAAACAGTGGTTCAAGTTACACCGTCTCTTTTCAGTTGTTCCAGCTACATACGATATATATGTGCGAATACGTCCGGACGTATATCTAACAACGCCTGGGCAACTGGAAGCCCTTCTTGCAACACAAACTGACAAACTTCGTATTCCCGTGGGAAACGATCGCATATTCGGAATTAACAATAGTCTAGGCGGGATCAACGATCAGATTTGCATTGCCTCTTATGAAGGGATGAAACATTACTGCGGAGTCCTTCATCATCTTACTCCATTTGAGGGATCGCCAGCCGATCGATTAACCGGGTTTCTATCGGAACAAGTGCTTGCAGCACATCTGTCTATACCAATCGAACGAGTGAACCTTGACTATAAGCTATTGTTATCGTCTGCAAAGGTAATCGCAATCTCTGGTGATTCTGGCTCTGGGAAGTCTACCCTCTCTTCGTTAATACGACCTCTATTCATGTTCGATAAAGTACTCGAGTTTGAGACAGACCGATACCATCGCTGGGAACGAAATGACGATCATTGGAAAACAATGAGTCACCTCGATCCTGAATCGAACTACCTTGAAAAGCTTGAAGAAGACACATTCAACTTGAAGATTGGGAACTCAATCATCGCGGTCGATTATGATCATAACACTGGACTATTTACCGCACCAATGACAATTGAATCAAAGGATAATCTCCTATTATGTGGCCTCCACACGTTCTATTCAGAAAAGCTCCGTGAATTAACTGATCTGAAGATCTTTATGGATACAGACCCAGAATTGACAATAGAATGGAAGGTCAATCGAGATGTGAAACAACGAGGGTATTCGGTCGAGCATGTGAAACAGAAAATCAAAGATCGGAGGGCTGATTATGAACACTACATACTACCACAGCGTCAATTTGCCGATTTGATCATTCGGTATTTCAAAGATGGGTTAGAAATATCAGTTCGACGGAAGTTCCCCATCCCACATTCGTTTAGTTCCGTAAACCATGGCGACTTTTCCACAGTGACGTTCACAGACCCATTGATTTCTGTTGAAGCAGACATTTTAGCATTTCTCACTACACGCAACCTCCCAATGATCGAACCAATCTCTGGGTACTCTGGCGTTATCCAGTTACTTGTTCTAACCATGTTATACAGATAATGGATGACCTGGTTACACTATGTAGGGCTTGCTGTTCTGAAGAGCTTGTACAAGCGGGTGGTGGCAATATCTCTGTAAAGGATGGAAAGTATATGTATATCAAGGCTTCTGGAGTTGCACTTTGTGATGTCAAGATTGGGCATGGGATTGCCATTGTTGATCCAGCTGTCGTGGTTGCTAGTCTACATGGGCACGAACAGGATATCAAAACGTTTGCGTTGGGCGAAGGGCGACCTTCGCTCGAGACATATTTCCACGCGTTCCTTCGCAACTATGTTGTTCATCTACATCCGACACATTTGAATGGGGTTCTGTGCTCAGATACTCCGGGCATGGTTGACTATTATAAACCCGGGTTTGAGTTAAGTAAAAAAGTCTTCGAGTTTTACACCGGACAACCGGTCATTTATTTGCGAAACCATGGGGTTATCTATCATGCAGATACGCTTGAAGGTGTTCTTGCCCTTTTTGAAACAGACGATCTGAACGATCTTTGGAAAGTCCAGGCAGAGTACCCCAAGGACTTTATCTATCGCGTTCCACGAGTGAGTTTACCGATTGTTCCTCTCACTCCAGACATTGTCCTATTCCTTCATGATTCAATTGTTACAACCGAAACATCGAGCTATATTCGTGGCCCTTCAAAGGCAAGATGCCTCGCAATTGCCGAAGTCTTACGAAGTTATGTCGCAACCCTTCCATACGCGACTCGTTGGTTGACTTCCTCGGAAGTTGAAGCGATTCTAAATTGGGACGTAGAGATCTATCGCAAGAGTTTGGTACAGACGGCGTCCACGTAAGGTCGTAGATAGAGTGCATCTTCAGTGCGTCCTTGAAGCTCGGGCGATACTAAACACACTTTATATCCAGTTCGAAGCCTGTTACATTCCTCCGCTGTTGGAAGGGATACAAAACTGTCAAGCCATACCCAGTCAACCTTTCCATGCAATGCAGGGACTGACTCGTATTCAGATACGCGAATAGCAATACGGCGTTCACCCAACCGTATCAGTTTCATAATCATCGGAAATGAACAGTCGAGTAAAAAGAATGATTCTATGCCTGCATTTTTGAGTATTCGAAGTGCTTCAAACTCGATACCCTCACATTTAACATTCACGATGCAGATGGTATGGTTAACATGCTTGAGGAACTCCTCAAAGGGTACACCGAGTGTCCATGGGTCATGTGTGACGACGATACCGTATTTTCCTTCTCGGATATCAAACTCAATTCCTTGTGTTTGGGGTATGAGAGCGAGTTGTTCAATCGTATTAATGCGATGACGAATGATAGTCGTCCCAGTAGAGGAATGTTCGGTAGTCATTTGGTGTTCCCCAGCAAAGATAGTAGTCCACTGGAAACGCCTTAACACTGTATCCTTGCTCGATCAGAGGTTGAAGAAGGTTATCTACATAAAACTCGCCGTTGGTCCGAAGGTCGTGATCAACGATATGTTTGTAGGCGGCCTTAAATACCCCTGCCTTCCGAAAGAACATTGTTCCAATGATAGCATGAGTATTAGGTTTGGTTGCAAATGGTTTCTTAATCGACACTTCGCGGATTGAGTCGGAATCATCCACATCAAGCCATGCATACATGTGTGGGTACAACTTACCAGTTGGATTATTAGTGAAGCACCAGACAATTACATCCACAGATCCATCGTTCATGAGATTCTCTAGACGGTCGGGATCATACATGGCTCCATTATCACAAGCGGTTACTGTTAATGGCGTGTTATCGTCAACATCATCAAGTGCTGCCATACATGTAGTTGCCTGTCCGTTTGTCGTCTCGGCCAACTCTACTATCTTACAGCCTGGGAAATACTGCCCAACTGCGTGACTCTTTAAGCTAATCACGGTTGTAGAGTCTGTTTCAGGAAGGTCGCGTAACGCCGCAACAGCCATCATCTGTCCACGGATGGGTAGGAATGGTTTGGGGGTATCGTAACCCTCCATTCTGAAACGATTTCCTTGTCCTGCCATTGGGAGAAGTGTAAGGCCAGGCATGCGTAACCGCCGTCTGGGCTTCTCGTGGAAATACGCAGACCACATCTTGTATACCTCGAGGTCATACGGTGTTCCCCACTGAAGCATCTTTTCGATTTCGAATACACGAACTCTCATCCCCTTGGCAATCATATGGTTGTAAGCCATGCTCACATAGTATTCACCATTGAGTGACTCTCCGGTTTCCATCAGACTCTTGAAGTACTCCTTCATAATCCGACCCGTGCGGAAATAATACGTTCCGTTCGATGCATACTCATTCATCTTGTCTGTCGTAAAGGGTGTCTTTTCACGCACTTCATTTACCCATTTATCATTCTCGCGAACGTATGCGTAGCAGTCTGGTCCAAGATGATGTGGATGAAACCCCTTATAGCAGGCAATTGCACCTTCTGCCAGATGTTCGCGAACATCTGCTAAGAATGTCTTGTAATCCCACTGTGTACCATAGTCGCAGTACGAGACAATTACCTCTTCTTCATCACTAATTACAGATTCCGCACACATAACCGCGTCTACAGGGCCTAGCCCTCGATGAACCGAATGGAATACCTTACTGGTTGGACAGATAGTGTTCAGTTTGTCAGAATGTATCTGATCGCAAATAAAGAGAGTGTTTGTCTCGCGAAAGAGCTCAACTACATGCTGAACCATCGGCTTTCCATCAACAGGAATGAACGGTTTTAGATCGGTATATCCTGCTTCTACGAAGCGTTTGCCTAACCCAGACATGGGTATTATAATCTGCATTGTGTTTACATACGACACTCTACGATATGAAAATGAAAGTTACGCATCTTACCGGTGGCCCTTCACGTGAATTGGGTCGTTGGACACTTGAGAACGCTATACTTCACGGAACGCACTATCCGTCCATCTGCATTCAATCCGGCGATGAGCTGTTTGTCCCGTACAATGAACGCACGATGTCGCTTGGTAAGGATACCTTTATTCATCCATTGATTGAGTTGCGTGAAACCACGCCGGTCACCAAACCCGTTTTCTTTTTCATCTACAATACTGACAATTACTTTCATTACCTGTACGATTCCATTCCTATTTTGTACCAGTTTTTTCAACTACGGCAACTATATCCGACAATGCTACTATTAGTGAAGCCTGCCCACAACTACGCATATATTATGGACTGTTTGTATGCGGCGGGACTAACTGACGCAGATGTCTTATATGCAGATCCGTCACATCAGTATACATCACTCTGGGTTTCGTCATCACTCACACATGACGGTCAATCAAATGACCCACCTCATCCGGGCATTTGGGACGTCTATTCACGAATGAAGGGATCTGGTCAACCCACGCCTCCCAAGTTTTATGTGTCAAGGAGAAGCTGGAAACATGGCGACACCTCGAATATCGGGACAAACTACACAACGCGTCGTAAGATGATGGTGGAGGATCAGTTGGTTGCGGAGCTTGAGAAGATTGGATACGTTGAGGTTTTCTGTGAGCTACTCTCCATGTCGGAGAAGATCGCATATTTTGCAAATGCTACCCATGTAGTTGGAGCGATTGGAGGTGGCATGTGCAACCTAGTCTTTGCGAAACCCTCATGTGTTGGTGTATCTATTAACAGTCCAGAATTTGCTGAGATCAATAAGAGGTTCTTTTTTACAATGAATCATACTCGGCTGACACAGTATACAGATACCTGGGTTACGTCTCCACTGTACAGACGTGTGTCAATCTGTGGAAAAGCGGGCGAGATTACCGAAGTCAATGCTAATGAACTAACAGTTGCGTTGAATAACGGCGTTGGATGGACTCTGGGAGACGTGTATACATCACATGTTGTAAAGGATACGGACGTACGCTATCTCGACAATGGATTGAACTCCCCTTGGACTTTTGACGTAGACGGTCTTATTCGGCTAGTTTACACGGTATAATCATTACAGGATCCTGGACAACGAACGTGGAGTAAGCTTAAATCCCAATCAAGGTGTAAATCACACCTTCATTTGGGTTTGTTTGTGGTTTAGTTTGTGGGTTGTAATGTGTCCTACGCTTAGTTGGAGTACGCGAGGCCACCCATGCCGCTCATGACGCGGAGCACGTTGTAGTTGACGGCGTACACGCGGACCTGAGCCGTGCGGCCAGAGCGGACCGTGTTGACGGACACCGTGAGCTGCAGCGTGGCCTTGTCGATACGCGAGAAGTTGCACGTGCCAGACGGCTGGTGCTCCTCCGGCTTGAGGGCGAAGGAGTACACGCAGATGCCCGGGGCAGTCGGCGTGCGGCTGTGGTGCTGGTACGGCTGCACGTACGTGAAGTAACGTCCCTCACGCTCAGTGAAGCGGTCCTGGCCGTTGAGCTGCAGCTTGGCGACCTCAATCGGGCACTTGCCAGAGCAACGCGTGCCCGAGTCGAGGATGACCTTCGCCAGCAGGTAGTTGGTCGTGTCCTCGAACAGGTAGGCCTGGTCGTTGCCGGAGGCGTTGAGGTTCGTGTCCAGCCAGCTCGCACCGTTGAGCGAGGGACCGATCGCGATGCCCAGACCGGGGACATACGGGCCACCGTCCGCACCGCCGATGGTCGGGACGCCGAGGCCAGCAGTGCCACCGATGTTCGTCGTGACACCCGCCTGGCCGCCCAGGGCACCGCGGGCGAGCACGTCCATGATCACACCCTCCGTCGAGAAGTCGTCGGAGTAGTTGAACGGCTGGCAGCCGTTGACCTCGGCGATGTACGTGGGGGCCGGCAGCGAGCAGTCAACGAACGAGTCACGCTGGCACACCCAGATCAGCTCCTTCACCGGGTGGTTGAAGTTCAGCTGGATCTTGTTCGAGCTCGACGTGATCGACTCGGCACCCGTGAACTGCAGCTGCTCGATGAGGTACTCGTGCGTCTGCTGGGCGAAGCGGCGACGCTCCTCCGTGTCCAGGTAGATGTAGTCGATGTAGAGCGACGCGGCCGTCAGCGTCTGGATCGCCGTCGGGACCGAGCCAGAGCTGAGCTCGTAGTAGCAGCAGTTGGTCCACTGCTCGAACTCCACGTTGATGCGGACCTCGTGGTACTGGAGGGCGATCAGCGGGATGGCCAGGCCCGGGTTACGGCAGAACCAGAACTGGAGCGGGATGTAGAGCGTGCGGGCCGGGGTGCCGGCACGGGGGGCACACGAGTTCGTCAGCTCGGCACCGGCACAGGAGACGTCCAGGGCATAGCCCTTGCGGTCCTTCATCAGCACGAGGTCGTGCGTGTTGCCGATCATCTCGTCGAGGGCCTTGACCGTGCCGACGTCCTGGGTCAGCTGCGTCCAGATCTGCATCCAGTCGCCATACTGACGGTCGATACGCTGGCCGCCGATCTCGAGCTCAACCGTCTTCACGACGCGGTGGCCCACGTAGTTGAGCCAGCGGAAGCGGGTGACCGTGCTGTTGTTGCTGCCATCGAGCTGCACCGCCGGGAGAACCAGCTGGATGTACGTGCGGAACATCAGGTCGGCGTTACGGTTGATGATCGCCGTGACACGCTTGTTGAAGTCCGCCTGGCCGTTGAACGTCACCTCAATCGACTCCATGGCGAAGTTCGTGTGACGCTTGAACAGCACCTTCCAGAAGGTGATCTGGGGGTTGCCCGAGATGTAGATATCCTGTGCACCGTACGAGACGAGCTGAAGAAGACCGCCACCCATATTGCTTGTATGATACTCAGCAACAAAATTTCTTCAGCAAGAATCTACACGCTCGATGACTGTTTAGTAAAATGCGAATCTACGCTGTGAACTGTGACCCCGGTCGCGGCGAGAGGCTCAAGGCAGCCGCAGCACCTCTGAACCTTGACATCGTTCTGGTTCAGTCTCCTCTCAAGGACGATCCCGAGGTGGTGCGTCGCGGGGCTACCTGTTTCGCACGCGATACATCCTATCCCACTGGATGTGCAGCCACTCTTGGACATATTCGCTGCATGCAAGCCCTCGTTGATTCGGGTGATCCTCTCGGAATCATTATTGAAGATGATGTGAGGTTTCACAAGGGCTTCAATGATGTTGTGAATGCAGTGACTCCTCATATGATGGAAGGAAATACAGATATCCTGTCACTTGGATACATCAATGTTCCTCAGGGAGAGTACTATGTTACAGGAGGACACTACATGATTCGCAACGTTGGAGTGTCGAATCCGTGGGGTGCACAGTGTTATATGATCACGCGGGAATGGGCTGCGAAGTTCTGCAAGATCTTCGAAGTGGACGATGTGTCAATTCCTTATCAGTCACACTTTGTAACGGATTGGGTCATGTTTGATCCGATTCTCGGAGTGCGTCGAGATGCATTGATGCTACCGATTGCAGTCGAGTCACCCGATGAACAGTCGATCTGTGCATTCAATGCTGGAAAGCCAGACTTGTTCCAGCATGTTAGTCGTGATGCGTTCTATCTGTGATAGCACGTCCTACATACACCGCTGTACATCTCCGCACCTCCGATTGCGATCTGCGGGTAGCCAGACACATGCCTCTTTGAGAAAAAGGAAGGTTCACCGCATGCACACCGACCATTCAAATTGATCACCTCATTTGCCAGTGGAATCGTATTGAGAAGCTCACCAAACGGACGCCGATCTGAGTCGCCAGAAAGACCGATCAGATAGACGAACTTCCCGAGCGTATCCACGGCATACTCAACGAACGGAACCAGACCTTGAAAAAATTGGGCTTCGTCAATGATGACGGTTTCGTAGTTAGCCATAAACTCCTGAGTCAATCCATTCAGCGTTGATGTTTCGAAACAGGGTAGTGAGATACCATCATGTGTTGTAATGTGATTTGGAATGGACCGAGTATCGCGAGTAGGTTTCACAATCAGAACACGCATGTTCTTTGATATGTAGATTGCAGCGACCTCGATTGCGTACGATGTCTTTCCCGAAAACATGGGACCGATCACGACTTCTAGAGACATTTACTTACTCCTGCCGAATAAGTGAAAATGGACACAGACCAGGCTCTTTCTCTTGGTATCGCATGTGTCGGATTTGTCTGTGTTATTGCATGTTTGATTTACGGTGCCAATCGTATTTGGGGTAGGCGGTATCGGCCGGTTTCCTTATCAGATGATATCGTGTAATTTTACGTCATTCCATGACCATGTGAGGTACAATGTGCATCGCTTCCAGCTCTTGCATCCACAGTTTCATTGCGTAGGGTATCGTCTTCTGAACGAAATCGGTCTTGTTCCCACATGAGCCGCACGAGTACAGCCCCTCTTGTGGATTGACGACTGCGAGTGTTCCACAGGTCTTGCAGATTCCTGTGAGGAATGGATCAGACACATCCATCAGACGCTCCTTCGTGAAGGCAGATGCACCGTGCGAGATCATGCAGTCTCGCTCCATCTCACCTACGCGAAGACCTCCATCACGAGAACGTCCTTCGCAAGGCTGGCGAGTCAGAGAGACAATCGGACCTCTGGCACGAGAGTGGGCCTTGTCGATAACCATGTGCTTGAGACGCTGATAGAACGTCGGACCCATGAAGATCTCGGCTTGCATCATCTCACCCGTCTGACCGTTGTAGAGGATTTCGTTACCGTAGGGATGCATGCCCAGTTCGAGCATCTGTGCACGCAGCTCCTCAACCTTCATGTGCGAGTACGGCGTTCCGTCTCCCAGAGTACCCTTCCGAACCGAAATCTTACCGAAGATACACTCCATTAGCTGTGCGATAGTCATACGACTAGGGACAGCGTGTGGATTCATAATCAAGTCGGGGCGAAGACCCGAGCCGGTAAACGGCATATCCTCTTCGTTCAGCAGCATGCCAACCGTTCCCTTCTGTCCGTGACGTGAGCTGAACTTATCACCGATCTGAGGAATACGCTCGGAGACGATTCGCACCTTTACGAAGGGATACCCGTCCGAGTTCTTATCCTGCCAGACACCGTCGATACGACCAGCCTCTGCGTTCTTGTGCGTAGTCGATGCGTCCCTGAACGAATAGCCGGCGGTATCGTGGCGGAGGTTCACAACCTTTCCAATGACAACATCGTTCTCCTGAATGTTCGCATGAAGGATCGGAATGCCATTCTCGCCGATTGCCGCGTAACTTGTGTTCTTGAACTTGCGAGTGTTGTGCTTCTGAGGACGCATGAACTTCTCCTCGCGTCCAGAGGTTACGTTGCGATGCTCCTCGTCCTTGTACATCGTGTAGTAGAGACCGCGGAACAAACCACGGTTCACAGATGACCGGTTCATGATGATCGAGTCCTCCTGGTTGTATCCGCCGTAACACGCAATCGCTACGATCGCATTCATACCGAATGGCATCTCCTGCATTTTCAGAATGTTCATCGAGCGAGTCTCTACGATCGGTCGTGAGATGGAGCAGAGAACATACGCGTTCTTGTCCAGTCGCTTTGCGAAGTTTGTTGCGTAGACGCACATCGACTGCTTGCCCATAGCTGACTGATAGGTGTTTCGAGGCGACTGATTGTGATCAGACAGCGGGATGGTACCTGCCATGTGTCCGATCAGCATCGACGGGTGAATCTCGTGATGAGAGTGAGACGTGACCTGATCCTTTGTGAGGGCAATGCGAAGTGTCTCCGTCTCTGACGCATCGATGAACTCGATACACGACTTGACCCACTCGTTCCAGTCGCCACGGTTCTCGGGATACGGTGCATCTACGCGGAACACCGGGCGGACAACACGACCGCCATCCGTCTCGATGAGAATGCTGTTCAGAAGCGTATACCATGCGATGGACGTGTGAGGATGAAGACGAGAGGATGTCTTCGCTGCCCGCATCTCGGTCACAAGTTCCAGAGGCCTCGTCGTGTAGGCGAGGAGAACACCGTTGACAGTAATCGACGTTCCCTCGTAGACTCGCGTGTTTGTGATCCAGGTTACGCCAGACTCGGTGAGGAAGTGAAGGACCGTGGACGATGGAACGTGTTGCGAGACAGAGGTCAGGAGAGACATCGTCTTCACAATACCTACCGAATGACCTTCCGGAGTCTCCACTGGACACATGAATCCCCATGAGGTACCGTGAAGCTTGCGAGGTGCTAACAGCTTACCAGACTTCTCAACAGGAGTCTGAATGCGGCGGAGGTGGCTGAGAGTCGATGCGTAGGACATGCGTGCGAGAACCTGAGAGACACCGACCTTTGTCGCATTCGACAGGCTGGTTGATGACGATGTACCGAGACCCTGAACTGTGAAGTTTCCGGTTGCCAGTGCTTGCTTCATCTTTCCCTCGATCGCTGACATTTTGAGGATCTTGTAGAGGTTGTTGATGTTCAGAATCTCCAATGGCTGACCCGCCTTTTTCCAGGCGTCGTTGTTCACCTCCTGAACGAACTCGTTGCGAGTGTCATTACAGACCTTCTGGAACAGCTGGCGGAAGAGATGGGTGAGCAACGCACCCGTTGTGACAACACGCTTGTTCGGGTACGCATCGCGGTCATCGAGTGGGATCTTCTTGCAGTAGGTGAGCAGAAGACGGCGAATCATGGCTGCCATCAGCATCGTCCTGCGGGAGTTGAGAACCTCCAACGGAACTGTCTCTCCTGCGAACTTAACGTGAGGGAGAAGCTCAGTCGTCAGGAGGTAGCGAACGTATGCACACTTGTCCTCCTGATTCGTGCCGTATTGAAGGTGATTCGTCAGGTAGCGGATTGCGTCGTCCTGTGTAAAGATGTTCAGCTCGGATGCATCACGGAACGAAGCAGCCAGAAGCTCGACGTGAGAATCGTTCTCATCGTTCCACACAATCTTCGCAATTGTGCGGTCATCAAGAATGCCGAGGGCACGGAAGTAGATGACAACCGGAACATCCTCGCGGAACCTAGGCACGCAGGCGACCATCGGATAACCGTGACCGTTGAACTTAGAAGACAGCCGGATCTCCAACTTCTTAGGCGGAGTTGTGAACGACTCGTGGAGAGACTTCATCTCAACCGAGTAGAGATACTTCGAAGATGACTTCTTGTTCTGGAAGATCATGATGCGATTGTCAGCCACCTTCTCTTGACAGAGGATTGTCCTCTCAGACCCGTGAACAACGAAGTATCCGAGAGGATCGTGAGAGCACTCGCCAACTTCCGCTAGACTCGCAGGGTAGTCTTTCAGAAGGCAGAGACTGGATCCGAGCATAACAGGTAGCTTACCGATGGAAATGCCCTCGAAGACGCGAAACTCCTCGTCGAAGGTGTCGAGAAGAGGACCCTTGTAGGTGCGGGCGATGAAGCGAATGTCCGCATACATCTGTGCGGCGTAGGTGAAGTTGCGAACACGGGCTTCCATAGGGAGCATCGGCTTGACACGTCCAGTCGCTTCTTGAAGGCGGGGCTTGATGTAGGTGACGTTCTCGAAGGACAGCCTGAACTCATATTTGTACTTCTTTGTAGTCTCATCTTGTTCGTGCCATACAGTGATCGGTGCAGTGGAATGAACGATGAGTGGTAGCTTATTGCGAACGAAGTCTTCGAAGGAGTCTAGTTGATGTTCGACGAGGCGAGAGACACCCTTCGCGAAGTATGCAGAGATTGCTTCCCACTCCATGGTATTGATGCCCCGGTTCAGTCGTAAATAAGGTTTATCCGTTTTGAGTAAAGGATGGCGAACAAGGAGATCAAAATCAGCAAGGTTGGTGGACCTCCTGTTGCCCCTAAAAAAACTGTTAAGAACGTGAAGACCTATCCTCGCGGTGTTCTACGCAAGACCGCACGAAAGATCGAGGGCGTTCGCGATCCTGCAAAGAGTCCTCCGTTCAAACCAGGCACACTTCGCATCTTAACCTCCGAAGGTGAGAAGCAGAAGCGAAAGAAGATTCAGGGGACCCTGAAGAATTTATCGGACAGACAGGTTCGCGATAAGCTTAAGAAGGCGAATATGGAGGTCGGATCGAAAACACCCCCTCATCTTGCCAAACTAATCCTTGAAAGCGGAGCGGGGGCAGGAATGATTCCTTTGTAAAGACTAATGACGTCCATTTGGGGACCACTAGGATGGATGACACTCCATTCGGTGGCTTCGTTGTATCCAAATACTCCAACAGAAGCCGAGAGACTTCTGATGGTGAAATGGCTTGATCTGTTTCGCGACACAATCACGTGTCCGTCCTGTCAGGGGCATTTTGCTGAGTTGTTGGCATCGTATCGGGCACAGTTTCCGAATATGCTGTACACTCGCCGGGACTTTTTGCTCTTCACGTTCAGGGCCCACAACTCTGTGAATAAGCGTATCGGCAAACCTGTATACACAACAGTTAAAGAATGTTTTGATCTCCTGCGTAAGAACGTTCAGTTCAACAAGTCACAGAGCTTTCGAATCACCTACACGAACCACATCACTCGTCACTGGAGAACGTTTCAGGACGCATCTGGAATGGCTGCGATGAAGAAGATCAACGAAATCAAGAAGATTGAGATGCAGTATATGGCTGCCCGTACAAACGAGTTTGAGGAGATCATTCCCGAAGACAACCTCATCTTCTCGACTGGTGTAGAAGAGCCTCGTCGCCCGATACTCAGTCGCAACGCACCTCGGTTGGTGATGACTGCCACTGGTATGCGGTTACGGAGGTAAGTGGACGTCCGGGACTCCACGGTAGTGAGATCATAGGATCGCATTCCCACGCATACCGTTTCATCCAAGGATGACGGGTTTCAGTCTCTTCGTGATAATACTCATCTGGAAACCGAATCCTCTTCTTCGCAGTTCGAAGTGATGCCGAGGGCAAAATGAACTGCAACTGATTCGTGCGATGAAACGGCGGCTCTGGATGATCCCATGTGATCACTGGTTGTTCGAAGTCCATCAGCGTTTGAAGAAGTGGGGCGTCTGCGTATGGATACACCCAGCACCAGTCTGGAACGCGAGAGGTCGTAAAGTATTCGAGAGTCCATGCATACGTTTTCCAATAGGCTTCGCAAACAGGGGCCCAGTCAATCACTCCATCTAGCAACAAACCAACTCGTGCTTCAAGGGCGTTACCGTCCGGAGCCACGATATGGACATCCGTCAGCTTCCTCTTCTCAATCAGAACCTTCGTCTCCATCTTTACAGCTTGTTCTGGCGTCATTCGCAACGCACGTCCATGTCCGTCTTCACGCAATGAAAACATTGCAATGGCAGGCATGAAATCATTCCCGAAGTAACGAATACACATCTTGACATAGTCGTCTACGGGGAGAGGAAGAACAGCCGCCAGGGCGGAAATCGAAAAGGCATCGTCGTCTCGAAGTAGGAAGAGGTTACCGAGCGAACGCTGTGCCAGAGCGATAAGCACCAGGTCCGCATCAAGACCGTAAATCGCAACGGTTCCTGGGGAGGGTAGAGTTCGTAGCCATTGAAATATCTTATGTTCCCCTTCGCCATGCTCATCTGTCCCTGAAATCTCGGCGTATGGGAAAGCCCTTCTCAAACAGTCTGCTAGTTCTCGCATATACGGCGTTCCTGGCGAAAGCTGATTACGGTCAAACCCAGCCTTGTCGGCGGTTCTGAACCTACGATACCGTTGCTGGACCATCTTCGCGTAGGGAACCAGCCCATCGAATGCGATGTAGACCTTCTTGACGCGGATACGTTCGAGGTAGGTTCGCAGTTCAGTGATCACGCTGTTAATCGGGTCTTCGTCCTTGATAGCTTTGTGTAAAAAACAGTTGAAGTCCATGCAGAGAACATCGGCTTCAAATGTGTCGTACGTTTTCTGTATGTGTTTGTGTTTACGAAGGAGAGAGGCAACGTAGAACGGAATGCCCATTAAGGACTCTACGCGGTTTGGGTTAAGGTTGTTTACCAGCACTTCCAGCTACGCTTGCCAGCCTCAGCCATCAGTTCCTCGACGTTCTTGACCACCATTGTCGGCTGCTTGGAAACGACTGATGCGAGGAGATCAGACGCCTTCTTCTCGGCGGCAGCGACCTTGGATGCCGCCTCGATTCCAGAGACCGCCGTCTCGACAACGTGAGGGAGCATGGTGTTCACGAACACGCGGGCAGTCTCCTTCTCGGAGTCCTCCATCGAACATGTGTTGATGACGTGGAGCAGACTGCCCTGGAGCATGGTAAGACGCTCAGCCGGCGTGAGCATCTCCAACGAATGGAGGTGCGTCGCAAGCTTGATCACAGACGGGACGGGGTTCTTCCAATCGATCGACTGGAACACGCCCGCAGGCGTCTCGGGTGCAGGGGCGGGCGGGCAAAGTACGCACTCCGGGGCAGGTGCAGGCGGTGCAGCTTCGATCACCTCTGGAACAGCAGCGGTATCAGACATTTATTTATCACCTAGGATATTCGTGTAAACTCTACCAACGCCGACGATATAAACCTCCCTTTGCAGGAACAATCGAAGGGGCAGCCACCGGTCCCGCGGTGACAGGTGCAGGCAGCATCGGCTCAGGGAGTGCCTTCGCCTTCTCAAGCTCCTTGACCACCGCCCTCTCACGACGACGCTGGGCCTTCTCCTCGTCAGTCATCTTGACCCTCATCGTCTTGGCCTTGGGTGTGGGCTTGACATTGACGGTCTTTGCTGCCGCCTTCGCGAGATGCAGCTCGTGCTTAAACGTATCCTTCATCTTCTTCATCTTCTGCTTCATCATCCCAAGCTGATTACGGAGCTTATCTGAGTCGCTCACTTTAGACCCAGCCTCCTTGCAGAATGTATCGACCTTTTGACGCAGCGTAGGCATCTTTACTACTAAAAAACGAATTTAATTGATAAGGCGATCAATACAGCAATGCAGTGTCCACAGTGTGGGAATCGTCTTACAACACACGAGGAGCACAATCTTCCGCTTTGTGTCGGATGCGAACAAGTGTTCTGTACGAACTGTTATTATGCGGCGAGACATTCATGTTCGTACTTCACGAGCAGTGTTCCAGAATGTAACTGGCTCTGTGCAGAAGCGTATATGACCACACACCCTGATGTAAAGGAACGCGTCGTACGATCTGGTCCTAGAAGGAGATGTGCGGTGGTTCGAATTGGAACGACTCTTTTTCGCCGGGTCTCGATGGATGGACTCATCATCAGTGACACCCCAGTTGATCCAGTTGAAACGTGTGTATATTGCGGATCGTTTGATCGTGGATATCCACACTTGACGGATGCATATACCAACGGCTTTGCATGTACAGAATGTGCAAACGGTATTCTACGTAGACTATAAATGTGGCTATGGCTTGTTCTTCTCGCATTGGTCGTCTTCTTTTTGTATTTGACAAACGTCGGACGTCCTCAACAGGGTTGCTCTGCGTGTGCGAAGCGTGTTGAAAATCCTCACGAGTAATAAATGTTCGCGTTTATGGCAGCCTTTCGTCCAAAACCAACAATTGTTCCAGCAACAAAGATTCCGTCTCCACCACCTCCTCCCCAGCCCAAGTGGTCATCGTAAGATTTCCTATCATTAGATAAATGGGAACGATTCGCCGTAAGGGATATTACGCGACGCGTAAGGGAAACAAGTACTATGTCCGCCCATCGACGATGGTTGATCGCGGTGAACGTGGCAAGTGGACGGCAGTTCACAAGACACGTGGGATCGGACCTCTCAACAAGGGAACTCTTCTCGGATACAATGCGTCGTCGAAGGCAGCAACACGTCGCATTACGCTGAAGCATGTAATCCACAAGCATGGCCCGCTCTCCACGTTTCGCAAATTGAATGCGGTTGCGGTCTATACGAAACGCACATCGCCCACCCGGTCAAAGACGTTCCGGACTGACCGTAACTGGGTGAAAAAGAACTTCATGTAAAGACAAATGAAGAATCTCAAGTGGATTCTGATCGGACTTGTAATCCTTTTCCTGGCCGGATATGTATCCATTTCTGTCCCAGGTGTTCAGTGTAGCGGATCCATGATTTACTGCCCCGGTGTCGGTTGCGTATCTGGTCCCGATAAGTGCAACGCAGGTTCAAGTGGTGGACCGGCTGCAATGTTCTCGACCACATGGGAGTCCTTCACAAACGGCAAGGACCTGTACCCAGGTGTTCCGAAGTTTCGCGAGGTAGAGGGTCCTCATATGTCAGATTGTTCAAATGGAACACGGGCACGCAATGGTCGTTGCCCGAAGTTCCTGACAGCTTAACGAAGGCAGATGCACGGCGACTCCTCAACAACCGGAGCCTGACGAACCAGAAGATGAGTGTTGATTCGCTCTGCACCGAAAAACTCCTTAACCGTATCCTTCACAACCTCAGCATCAAAATCCTTGCAGGAGAACACATCCAAATACATGGAGTTGTTCTCTTCCACAAAGTGTGCACAGATGTTCGACGTCTCGATGAGCTGAACAAGCGTGTATCCCTTCTTGTTACCGGATCCAAACATGACGATCTGCGGCATGCCATACGGAACCATGTCGATGCGTTTGACGAGGGCATTGTTGAAGTCGTGAATCACGGCAGGATTACGGATCGTGGTGGGAATCACGTGTGCGGCGTCGAGAATCAAATGCTTACCCCAAGTGCGAAGCGGGATCATGTGTTATACTCTTCTCTTGCGTGAAAATGTAATGAAGAACGTCGGGAAGAACCGTCTTCCCTCGGTGAAGAACCAGGTGGTGAACTTGACGCTTAACCTTAGCTTTGTTGCGATTATCTATGTTGTGATTGCGGGTCTGACAGCATCTTTGATCCAGGCTGTGTTCAGCGAGTTCAATGAGGCGTGGAAAAAGCAGTCATTGGCGTATCAACTAGTTGATGTTGGGGCTGAACTGTCACTTCTTGTTGTGGCATCGTTCTGGGTGACCTATTTTGTTCACTTCTTGGTACCGGTCTTTGCGGTCGATACTAAGCTCGAGTACTTCATCGAGACGTACGCAGGTCATATGGTCTTTGTGTACGCAGTCTTCTTATTCGCATATGACGTCAATGAGAAGTTATTGTGTATCTACGATCGGTTTACCGGCGGCGACGACCACCAAAGGTCGACTGCGGTGTAGGCGTGTTCAGGAAGAACGCATAGTACGGGATGTACACTGACCCGAAGATGAAGTCAAGAATAGCCCAGCCGACCGACTGATACTTGTCATACGACAGCTTCGCAGCGGCGGCGTGGAGAAGGAACGCGAACACTCCTCCAAACGAGCCGAGGATAAGAGTGACGACAGACCAGAATGTCGCAGGCTCTGACTTAGCGGGCGTCGCGGGCGGATTCACAGCGGGGTTTGTAGGCGGGGAGCTCATTGTAGAAAGCCGCGAATAAAAACGAAGTCACGAGTAAGTCATGCAATCTCAACGTCTGGCTATGGATCTCCTTTTACGCGGGCATACAAGCTCGGGTACACGTGAACAACGAATGATGCGACTGCGAACACTTAGTCCGTATGAATTCAGAAACCGCAATCTACACAAAGCCCTTCATCATCTATACAATCAGTATATCAACTACTACATTGCTGGGAAGGACACTCGCTTCCTCGAGTCAACCATACGGTCGTACTGCCGAATTCTAAAAACGGATTCTTTCATTCTACGTAGAAGGTAAGAGTCCCCCCAAAATGAAGCGTACCTACGACACACCTCTCTTCAACACCGCCAAGATGAACAAGCACACCTACTACTGCTCCAACGACAACTGCACCAACGAAACAGACTACAATGGTGGTCTCTGCCACGAACATATGGAGTCGCTGTCACATGAATCAAGCGAATGCCCGGGATGCGGCAATGATATTTATTGCGGAGCTAATGGCTATTGCTCCAACTGCTGGAACGAGCGCTTCGGTTGCGAATCTCCGATCGAACATGATTGCACCAATGTGTTCGATCACGAGATCGGTCAGTGGACGTGTGGAAACGCGCCCGCTCACAAGTGCTCGGGTGAGTGGGATTATGACCGCGGAATCCGCGAGTGCGACGACGAAGAGTACCATCGCAAGAACTGCGAGTGCAAACATTCACCACTGTGCAAGTTGTGCGAGTCCTACTATGGATATGATGATTCATACGATGGAGTCAAGTGCGACTTCCCACACAAGTGTACCAACGTCTTCGACCACGAGATCGGTCAGTGGACGTGCGGCAACCAGGACGCTCACATGCGCCAGCACCAGCGCCGCAACTCAATCGAGTCTCACTACGAGCGGTCGTGTGCATCGTGTCACGAGAACTTCACCTCGAAGACTCAAACTCGCTGCTGCGGTGAGTGCCACATTGACGCTGCAGTCGTCATCCAGAAGTGGTGGCGGGCGAAGCAACCGTTCGCCTGGTGCAACCTCTGGTTCCAAGGTCACTGTCGCTCATGCAAGAGCTACTTCCCGACCCAGAGTGACAGCGATGTCCACTGTCCAGAATGCAAGGACTCAATCAAGCTCCCTAATCTGCCTCCGTCGCCCACGGATGAGATCGAGGAGAAGCTCAGGCAGACCAGTCTCTCCTGCGATGGATGTCGCGACGACGTTCTCAATCAGCAGGGACATATGCACCCAGGCGGGTGCCTCTACATTCCGTGCCACGAATGTGGTAACTCAAAGTGCTGCTGCTCGCCATCCGAAGCCGACTGAAAACGGATTCGTGAGCCCCAACAATTTTTACATGCATCGGCAAGAATGATTAACTACATCGCACTCGGTTTCAACGAACAGGACAACAAGATGCTTCAAGACGCAGAGCAGGCAATCACGGCAGCAAACATGTGGGAGTGGATGAAGGACGAACCGGGCACCGGAGGGTACTCGATGTCCGACGGCGAGGAAATGAGGGCAATTCGGAAGCATATGAAGTATGACGGTCATTCGGGCACCAGCCTTGCGATGACGATGCGAGAGATGCAGTTGATGGCAACACTAGGCATTGATGCGTACTGTTCGCGGTATACACAGAAGGTCGCACCGCCTCCGGAGAAGAAGAAGCTTGTTCGCACTCCGGAGATGGACAAGAAGGTGATCGAAGAGTATGAGAACCGGGCACCCTTCGCGAAGGCACCGAAGTGGTCGTACGAGTACATTAAGGCGTTCCCAGATGTCCTGCGTAATGTCCGGGTGGAAGAGTTCAAGCGACCAGGTGTGTCGGATCCGACAGCCCGTCGACTGAACTGGTAAAACGGAAACCCGCAGCATAAACTAACGGAGAGTGATGGAGTCCTGTACTATGTGTGCGTGCTATGTGTACGATGTTCTCCAAAACCCGATCCGTAGAAACGCGATGTTCGCCCCCCTCATGAGGCAAGACCGTATCAAACACCTACTACCAACGCTTGTTCCGGAAGTCATTCGGTTCGTCAAGAATAGACAACTACCTCATCGATTGTCGCACCCAACCCTGCTCTGTGTTGAAGCGGGACTTGCGAGGAAGCATAAATATCACCCGATCGACCAGCCACTGATTTGTCAGCACTGGTTCGTAGAGAAGATCAGAACAATAGGTGATCTGAATATGCTTCACTTTCACCACACGGGTGGATATTGCCCTGATCTAGACAAGTGAAAACGAATTCACTCCCCTCAAAATTTTTACATGTCAGTCAAAATGGAAGACTGCTCAATCTGCTATGAAGCTGTCGACAAGAGTACAGGACACTGCACCCTCGCCTGCAATCACTCCTTTCACATCAACTGTCTAACTACATGGACCGCCAAAGAACCTTCCTGTCCACTGTGCCGCCACGAACTCGGAGAGAAGGAGGTCGCCGTCAAGCGACAGACTACCACAATGATAGGTGGCATGGGTCAAGGTCTGTTTCACTCATCCAATATCGTAATTGAAGACGATGGGCAGCCAGTCCCACCTGTGGCCGCATCACGAAAGATCCGCATCGGGAACGGAGTCGAAGTCTTGGAGAGTGATGTCAAGCTTATAATGGACCACACGGGCGCGTCCAGGAGTATCGCCATTCAAGAGCTTCGCCGGAATGAGGGTGATATCGTGAATACGATCATGTTCCTCACCGACGATACAC